GAGATAGACGGCGCCGGTGGCGGCGCGGCGCGCCCAGCCGCCGGTCCAGCCCTGCGAGGGATCGTCGAAGCCGCCGGGGCGGAGCGTCAGGCGCACCTTGGCGAGGGTGCCCTTCGGGATGACGTTGGTGTTGGATTGAGCGGAGTTGAAGTCGTTCCAGGGTCCGGACATTGCGCGGCTCCTTTCAGTTGGAGGATGGGACGCGCAGCGGCGTCAGAAGGGGAAAGCCACCCCGGCGACCGGATCGGGACACCGGGCATGGCGAGATGCGCTCAGCCATGGCCGGGCTCCTGCGCAGACGCGGGATCGGCCGGGGTCACCGGCGGCCAGGTCAGGCGTTCGGAGGCAGGCGCTGCGGGACGCTGGATCTTCTCCATCAGCCGGCCGAGATGCGGGGCCTCGACAATGTCCAGGCGGCCTGAGCGGTCCTTGGCCGGATAGCCCCAGGGGTTCAGCGTCTGGCAGACGAAGGCGCGCTGCGGCTGGCCGCCCGGGTCAGGGATGTCGGCCATGGTGATGACCTGATCTACGATGCCCGGCAGCTCGAGCCCGGTCTTCGATCCGTCGATCTGCGGCTGGAATACCTTGCGATTGAAGTCGTCGAGCCGCTCGTCGAGGATGCCCACGAACCAGACATGCTTGCCGCGCGTGTGCTGCAGATGGGTCAGCCAGCCGATCATCTCGCGGCCATGCAGCCCGTAGGCGCCGCGGATGTCGGGCTTGCCGGTCTTCTCGGAGAACGCCTCGGCCTGGCCGCGGCACCACTGGAAGCAGAGCCGCCCGGCGACTGTGATCGAGTCGATGAAGACGGTCTCGTACTTCCCGATCACCGCCGGATCGCCGTAGCGGGCGCAGACCTCGTCGAAATGCGCCTGGCTGTAGGGCTGGTCCTCGCGCAGCGCCGGATTCGGCCCGCCGATGAACACCGCGAAATCGCGGCATTCCTTCCAGGTGCGGGGCCGGAGGGTGTCGATCTCCAACCCCTCGACCGCCAGATCTCCGGCCTCGAGATCGAGGAAGAGCGTGGTCGAGGCGTTCAGCGTCCAGAGCAGGCTCGTCTTGCCGATGCCGGACCGGCCGAAGATGACGCCCTTGATGCCCTTTCGCTGCGCGAGACGTTCGTCGGCGCCGATGATGGGAAGGGCCATCACTGCCCCTCCTTCTTGATCACCGCCGTGGCGGCGCGATCTGCGCCGATGCACCCCGCCTCGCGGGCGAGCTTGTAGAGCCGCTTCAGCGCATCGGCGCGGCGGTAGGCGGCCGTGCTCTCCCGCTCAGCCTCCACGATCGCGAAGGCGATCTCGTCGACGCTCGCCTCGACGACCGGCAGCGGCTCACGCGGCTCGTCACCGGGGCGCTGCGGGAGGGCGATGGTTTCGGGCAAGTCTTCGAGGGCGTAGCTCGCCTTGCGAAGACGGGTGATGTCGTCCGGCTGCTCCGGCATGGCTTTTCTCCGTGGGATGATGTGATCGAGGAGGCCCATCACGCGGCCTCGCGGACGTCGGGCGCGGGCTCGGCGACGTAGATCGCCAAGAGCGGCGTCCCGTCGGCATGGGCGCCGGCGTCCTCGATCTGATAGTTGCGGTTGGGCTCGCAGACCTCGGTCAGTTCCCAGCGGCGATAGAGCCCCGGAAGACGCCTGAAATCCTCAAGCGACAGATCGGCAGTGCGGTTCATGCGTGTCTGCTTTCGGTTGGAGGGAAGGCGCTCGGGGCGCTCGAATGAGAAAAGCCACCGGCGGGACCGGATCGGGACATCGGTTCAGGGGATTTCCTCGAGGGCGGCGTGCAGCCGGCGCATGGCGCGCTGGTACCGCTTGCGGGCGGCGGCCTCGGTCAGGCCCAGTTCGACGGCGACCTCGGCCTGCGAGAAACCCTCGATCGCCACGCGGATCACCAGCAGCGCGTCGTCGCCGAGCAGCTTCCGCACGGCGCCGTTCAGCCGTGCATACCCGGCCGCGCCGATCCCGCTGTCGCCGCTGTCCGCCACTTCATCGGGATCGGCGCTGCTGGCGAGATGTTCGCGAGCCGTGTCGCGCCGGCGCACGCGGATCATGTCGCGCTCGACGTTGCGCAGCACCGTAGCCGCGATCCAGTTGACGCGCCTGAGATCGAGGCCGCGCACTGCCTCGGTCGTGCGCCCCAGTACGTCGGAGGCGACCTCGTCGGCGGTGCTGAGCCTGCGCCAGATCGATCGGCGGCGGATGGCGTCGAGGCCGGGCCAGAGCGCCAGCAGCAGCAACGTCAGCGCACAGTCGGACGCGGGTCCGTCACCCTGCGCCGCCCTGACCAGCGCGGTGAGGATCACGTTCTTCTGGCCCTGATCGCCGGGGGTGCGATGCAGCCCGTCCAGCAGGGCCGCCGGATCCCGGAACGGTGTGAGGGCAGCCTGCGCACGCCGGACGGCGTCGAAACTGCGCTGGAAGTGAAGGTTGGAGGATGAATGCATGAGGTGATCACGGATCTCGTGCCACGCGATAGACATCGGACGCCTGCCTTGCGGCCAGGCGTCCGGCGCCTTCTCGTGGCCAGGTCAGGACGTCGCGCGTCTCTGCGATTTCAGGGGGTTGGGTGAATGCGCGTGTCAGCGCGCGGGCGCTGTCGCGTTGTTCAGCGTGCCGCAGCCCCGGCAGGTGGCCTGAACCGGAAAGCCCACGAGATACTCGTGCCCCCGCGCGAAGCGCAGGTGCATGCGGCCGTCCCGGCTGACGCCGAGCAGCTTGTCACAGCGCGTGCAGCGCCATTCCGAGTTCGAGGTGGTGGTGGGCTTGGTCGTCGCAGCGCCGGACCAGCTCGTCGAGGCTGCCTGGCGCGGGGGGAAGGGAGTCGGCATGGAAGTGCTCCTCTGACTGAGTGAGCACCCCCATTGGCCGACAGAATCATCGACCGTCTAACCCCCCAATCATCGACGGCTCATCGATGGGCGGTTGGACGCGTCGGTCAGCAATCAGCTGGTCTTCAACCCCCACCAAGACTGGCCGAGGTCTTCGATGTAGTCTTGGAAGACCGGCCACCGCTTTTTTCCGAGCATCTGCTGGATGCCAGTGGACTTCGACCCGGCGATGAGATCGCGGGTCTTCACCCCGGGCAGCCCCTTCTTCTTCGCGTCCACCAGCAGTCGGAAACAGTGGACCTGCTGTTCGCTGAACAAAGGCAGCTCCGGTTTTCCGGGCACGTGAAGTGTTCCAGACTCTCCGTCCGCGTTTTCCACGAGGGTCAGGGCGGTGCCGCCGAGCGCAAGTCCGAGGTTCGATCGGAAGAAAGTCTCGACGTAGCTCTTGTCGAGTCTGGCAAATCCTGCCGAGCCATCGGTGGCCCGGGGAAGAGTCATGATGAGGTTCGCGGCGATGCATTTCCAGCCGGGATCCTTCCCGCAGAACACGATGCCAGGGCCTGCTCCGGAGCGTATGCGCAACTGGACCTCGGCATCCACGAACCACTTCTGTTCGCCCAATCCGCGCGCGAGGTAGCAGGGAACATCCTTTCCATCGATGGACATGCTGCCGATGAAGAAGAGCCTCGTCGTGATCTCCTGCTTGCCCTGAATTGACAGCACGCTCTGCAGTGCCTCGATGATCCGCTGTTCGAGCCATTCCGTGCTGATGGCATAAAGCATCCGGTCCTTCGCTGGTGGTATGTCTTCGTCGTCGAAGTCGTCGATCACGCTGTCATCGACGTCCTTTTGCACGATCAGCTTGGCCTCGACGAGGCGATCTGGGTCGCTTTTCCTTTCCGAGAAGAAGGTTGCCGGGACTTTTTCTTCCCCTCGGTCATGCAGCTCCAGCAGCAAGGGGAGGAAGTCGCCAAGCTCGCCGGAGCTCAGGTCTCGGAAGGGGTGCTGGATCTTCCACTCGGTTAGCAGCGTCCGCCCCAGCCTGCGAAGCTCGGGATCGGGATCGCTGAGCAGGCTGCAGCGGTTACGGTCGGAGATCGTAATCTCCAGGAGGGACGGAGGGTCGGATTCCTGGCGCCGGTAGCGCACCGCGATGACGGCCCGGGAGATCCCCGACGCGCGCTGCAGTACGCGGGCGGGCGCCAGGTAGCTTTGCGCTGTCTTCTCGATCTCGTCGCCAAACGGGACAGAAAGACGAAGCCTTTGCTTCCATCTGGCGAGGCGCACCTCGATTTCGACGAGCGCGGTCTTGTCCACGAGGAATCCGGGCACCGCAGGTGGGTCAAGCGTGAGCGTCCTGAAGAACTGCGAAAGATCGTAGTTCACCCACGTCAGCGGCTTCGTCGAAACATCGTGCCCCAGGACCTCGGTCGCAAAACACTCGGAAACCAACGCGCGCTCTGGGGCTGTATCAGCGCAAATCTCGATCCGTTGTTCCACAGGAGTGTAGATCAGCAGAACTTCCTTTTGCGGCCGAAGAAAGCGAAGGCGTCTGCCTCCATTGTCGAGATGTTCGGGAATGCCGGTGATGTCCTTTGGAATCCGGATAATCACCAGAACCGATGGCTTGTACGCTTCCGTCGCAGGGAGGTCGACGACGCTCATTCCACAATCTACGGAAAGCTTGAGGCGCAACCGCACAGCAGCGAGGAGCTTCTCCTTGGGTATAGCGTTTGCGTCCACCGGCTTTGGGTGCTCGAGATCGACATCGAATGCGCTATACAGCTTTCCATCTCGCCACAGGCGGGCATTGCGGAAACTCACGGCGTCATCGAATGCACGACGATGATGAGCGTGAACGTGTAGTGCGACGGCCAACTCGCCAAGCTGTGCAAACGCAGCTTCGTACTCCTCGTTGGAGAGTTCCTCTTCGGCAATCACCTTGAGAGCGGACGGGCCTTTTCCGTTCGTCAGAAGCAATACGCGTTGCGCCTCGATTTCGACAGGAAGCGTCACCTCCGGTTTCATGTCGTTGATCGCTGCGATCACCGCATTTCGGTTCTCTTCGTTGTCTTCTTCTTCGAGGGGCTTGAAGGGTTCAGCGATCTCAGAGGCAATCGCAACGAAATTCTCATCGTCCTGAAAAAAGAAACCCCGAAGAGATTCGGGTGATGCGTTCTCAATTACTGTCTGAAGGGACCGCAAGCTACGTTTCGATGACGGGGGCATCACTTCCTCTCGCTAAAGACGCCAAGGCAACTATAAGCGCAGCATCCCGCAGGGGCACTCGCCCATCAATAGATTTTCTCCTGCTCCGACATGGGGCTGTCCCGTCGGCAGCCGCCAGGTGGCTTTTGATCGGTAGCAGCACCACCGATCACGGCCACCGAGAGATGAAACGCCCCAATCCACTGCCGCCGGACCAGATGACGCCCGCAGAGCGCCGTGACGAGCTGTGCGGTCTGCTGGCGCTTGGGCTGGTTCGATTGCGCATGCGGGATGGGGGCGAAGTAACTGACGATGCTGGAGAACGTTGCCTACACTATCCGCCCGACCAATGCCGTCATGCAACTCCAACTCACCGGAGAAATGCATGAACAAGCCCGATCCGATCCCCGCGCGCCTGGCCGCGCTCAAGACCACGCCGACGCCCGACCTGAAGAAACAGTGGCGCGACCTGTTCGACAGTGAGCCGCCGCCGTTCAACCGCCGCTACCTTGAAAGCCGTATCGCCTACCGCATCCAGGAACTCGCCTATGGCGGGCTGAAGCCGGAGACGATCCGGCGGCTGGAACGGCTGGGCGAAGAACTGGATGGCGGCGACCGGGCGAAGCGGAGCATCCGCGCCGATCGCGACCGCCCGATTACCGGCACGCGGCTGCTGCGAGAATGGCAGGGCGTCGAGCAGATCGTCACCGTCACCGCCGACGGCTTCGAGTGGCAGGGGCGGCCCTACAAGTCGCTGTCGGCAATCGCTCGCGCGATCACCGGTACGCGCTGGAACGGCTGGGTCTTCTTCGGCCTCAAGAACCACAGGGGGCGGACATGACGAAGCCGCCGGATAAATCGAAGGTCGTCCGCAAGCTCCGCTGCGCCGTCTACACCCGGAAGTCCTCCGAGGAAGGGCTGGAGCAGGAGTTCAACTCGCTTCACGCCCAAAGGGAAGCCTGCGAGGCGTTCATCGCCAGCCAGCGGTCCGAGGGCTGGGTGCTGGTCCGCGATCAGTATGACGACGGCGGCATTTCGGGCGGGACGCTGGAGCGGCCCGGTCTGCAGCGGCTGCTGGAGGACATCGAGGACGGGCTGGTCGACGTGGTCGTCGTCTACAAGATCGACAGGCTCAGCCGCTCGCTGGCCGACTTCGCCAAGCTGGTCGAGGTGTTCGACCGGAACGGCGTGACCTTCGTCTCGGTGACGCAGTCGTTCAACACGACCACGTCCATGGGGCGGCTGACGCTGAACATCCTGCTCAGCTTCGCCCAGTTCGAGCGGGAGGTGACGGCCGAGCGCATCCGCGACAAGGTCGCCGCCAGCCGCAAGAAGGGCATGTGGATGGGCGGGGTGCCGCCCTACGGTTATCGGGTCGAGAACCGGAAGCTGATGGTCGACGAAGAAACCGCCGCGCATGTGCGCTGGATCTTCGCCCGCTTCCTCGAGATCGGGTCCTGCACGGAACTGGCGCGGGAGGTCGGCACCCGGGGTCTCCGGACGCCGCGCGGCAACCGGATTGACAAGAAATACATCTACCGGATTCTCAGCAACCGCGCCTACATCGGTGAGGCGGTGCACAAGGGCGAAAGCTATCCCGGCGAGCACGACCCGATCATCGACCGCGAAACGTGGGACCGCGTCCACGCCATCCTGCAGGAAAGCCCCCGCAAGCGCGCCGCCCGGACTCGCGCCGACACGCCCGCGCTGCTGAAGGGGCTGCTGTTCGGCCCGGATGGCGCGGCGTTCTCGCCGACCCACACCCGCAAGGGCGCCAGGCTCTACCGCTACTACGTCAGCCAGACAGTGCTGAAGCATGGTGCCGGGTCATGCCCCGTGGGCCGCGTGCCGGCAGGGGAGATCGAGGCCGCGGTCATCGACCAACTCCGTGCCGTGTTCCGGCAGCCAGAGATTGTTGCGGGCACATGGAAGGCGGCGCGCGCTCACGCCGACGATATAACCGAGGCTGACGCTCGTTCGGCTCTGCAGCAGCTCGATCCGCTGTGGGACGAACTCTTCCCCGCCGAGCAGGCGCGCATAGTCACGCTGCTGGTCGAGCGCGTCGATATCGGCACGAACGGGCTCAACTTCCGGCTCCGGATGGACGGCCTCGGAGGGCTCGCGCGCGAGATGCTGTCTGGCAGCATCGGAGCAGCGGGATGACCCGCGCGACGGCGGTCCCCGAGACCATTACAATCCACGTGCCATTCCGCATCGTGAAGCGCGGCGGGCGGAAAGAGATGCAGCGGCCATCAGGCACCCAAGCGCGCGGGAAGCCGGACGATACGCTCATCAAGGCGCTTGCGCGCGCGTTCCGCTGGAAGAGGATGCTCGACAACGGTGACTTCGCCACGGTAGCCGACCTCGCCGCGCAGGAAGGCATCGCTGTCTCCTACCTCACGCGTGTGCTTCGGCTGACGCAGCTTGCGCCCGATCTCGTCGAGGCGATACTCGACGCACGGCATCCCCCGGGCCTGACGCTTCAGTCGCTGCGAGTGCAGATCCCCGATGAATGGTCGAGGCAGCGCGAGTCCTTGCTGCGAGGGACGGAATAAGGCTTGCGGCATCAGTCGGCCACGCTGTAGCTTCTCCGAGCCGTTGTCGGGCGAAAGAGCTGCCAAACCAAAGAATTGCGCGTTGATCTGAGCCGAGTTCTTTGACAAGCCGTTTGCTGCGCGATGGCATGTCGAAACCGGGCGAAGTAGATTGCGCATGAACGAAGCCGATACCTGCAGGAAGTTCGTCGTCCCGAAGCTGCAGGAAGCAGGCTGGGATGATCGCCCGCACGCGATAAACGAGCAGAGAACTTTTACTGACGGCCGAGTTGTATTTGTCGGCGGCAAAGCTCGCCGTGGCAAGCAGAAGCGCTCAGACTATCTTCTCCGATACAATCCGGATTTCCCGATCGCGGTCGTTGAGGCCAAATCCCGCTACCGGCACGCCGCGGAGGGCCTCCAACAAGCCAAGGAATATGCGGAAATCCTTGGACTTCGGTTCGCGTATTCGACCAACGGGATCGAGATTGTCGAGTTCGACTACACGACCGGCATCGAGCGAACGATTTCGGATTTCCCGGCGCCTGATGACCTTTGGGCCCGGCTTCGCCGCGCCGAGGGCATTGTCGACGACCAAGTGGCCGAACGGCTGCTGACGCCCACCTTTCCAGACCGAGCCAAACCCCTTCGCTACTATCAGGAAATCGCGGTGAACCGCGCGGTTCAAGCGGCCCTTCAGGGCAGGACGCGGGCCCTACTCACACTGTGCACCGGAGCGGGCAAGACTGCCGTCGCCTTCCAGATCTGCTGGAAGCTATGGTCAGCACGCTGGAATTCCAAAGGGGTCAACCGAAACCCGAAAATCCTGTTTCTCGCTGATCGCAACGTCCTGGTCGACGATCCGATGGCAAAGGATTTCAGCCCGTTTGGCGACGCCCGTCACAAGATAGCTGGCGGCGTGGCGGTCAAGAGCCGCGACATGTATTTCGCAATCTACCAGTCCATCGCGCGTGACGAGAACCGTCCCGGCCTCTACCGAGAGTATGCGCGCGACTTCTTCGATCTCATCATCATTGACGAATGCCATCGTGGCAGCGCCCGGGACGACAGCAACTGGCGAGAAATCCTCGAGTGGTTCGAGCCTGCGACCCAGATCGGGATGACAGCGACGCCGCGGCGAGAGGATAACGTCGACACTTACAACTATTTCGGCGATCCGCTCTATGAGTACAGCCTCGCGCAGGGCATCGCTGACGGCTTCCTGGCCCCGTATCGCGTCCACCGCGTCATCTCGGACTACGACGCCGCCGGATGGCGACCGACGCGGGGTGAACTTGATCGTTATGGGCGAGAAATCCCCGACGCCGAATACTCCACGCGGGACTTCGAGCGGGTCGTGGCGCTGCGTGCACGAACGCAGGCCATTGCGAGACATCTCGCGGGCTTCATGGCCGAGACCGACCGCTTCGCCAAGACCATCGTCTTCTGCGTCGACCAGGAACACGCGCTCGAGATGCGGCAGGCGCTCGCCGCCCTGAACACCGATCTCGTGAAGGACCATCCCGACTACGTTTGCCGCGTGACGTCCGACGAAGGCGATGTGGGAAGCGCGCACAGGGCGAAGTTTCAGGATGTCGAGACCCAGACGCCGGTCATCCTCACCACGTCGCAGCTTCTCACGACCGGCGTGGACGCCCCGACCTGCAAGAACGTGGTGCTCGCGCGGGTCGTGGGCTCCATGCCCGAGTTCAAGCAGATCATCGGACGGGGCACCCGTCTCCGGCCCGACTACGGCAAGCTCGCCTTCAACATCATCGACTACACCGGAACCGCGACGCGCATGTTCGCCGATCCCGCCTTTGACGGCGATCCCGTCCGCGAGGACGAAGCGGTCATCAATGCAGACGGCGACATCGTGGAAGAGCGCGAGATCGAAGAAGTGGCACTGGATCCCGACGATTTTCCTGAAGGGCCCGATATCCCGGATGGACCGGTCGAGCTGGGGGACGAGGGCGAGAACGGGCCCCGCAAGTTCTATGTCGACGGCGGCGAGGTCGCGATCGTCCGGCACCTCGTGTACGAACTCGATTCTGACGGCCGGCAACTCGCCTGCCGCCAGCTCACCGATTACACTGGCGACAAGGTCCGCACACTCTACCCCAATGCGTCGGAACTGCGCACGGACTGGCTCGATCCCGAACGCCGGGCGGAAATCGTCGAGCGGCTCGAGGAAAAGGGCATCGACCTCGATTCCCTGGCTGATGCAGTCGGAAAGCCGGAGGCCGACCCGTTCGATCTCCTGTGCCATCTCGCCTATAACGCGCCGCTGCGCACCCGGCGCGAGCGCGCTGACCGTCTGGTGAGGGAGCAGGACGAGTTTCTGGACCGCTTCGGGCCGGATGCCCGCGAAGTTCTGGATGCCGTGCTTGAAAAGTATGCCGAACATGGCAGTGCCCAGTTCAAGCTGCCCGACATCCTTGAAGTGCCCCCGTTCAACGAGTGGGGCAACGTCATAGAAATCGCCGCCCGCTTCGGCGGGGGCAAGGAGCTGCGCAGCGCCGTCACCGAGCTGCAGCGTCTGCTCTACACCGCTTGAATTGAAGGAGATCTACCTTGGCCAGAACCGCCCGTAAGAAGGCTGAGCCGAAGCAACTGACCACTGCCCAGCGTCTCGACAGCATCATCAAGTCCGCCCGCAAGATCATGCGGAAGGACAAGGGGCTGAACGGCGACCTTGATCGGTTGCCGATGCTCACCTGGATCATGTTCCTGAAGTTCCTCGACGACATGGAGCGGATCGAGGAGGGACGCGCAGAACTTGCTGGCAAGGATTATCGCTCGATAATCGAGGCCCCTTATCGCTGGCGCGATTGGGCGGCGGATGCCGATGGCATCACCGGTCCCGACCTCCTGTCGTTCCTCGTTTCCGAAATGACCGAGCGCCCGGACGGCACCCGCGGCCCGGGACTCTTCGCTTATCTCCGAGGCTTGCGAGGCGATAACGGGCGGCGCGAACGGCGCGACGTGATCGCGACCGTCTTTCAGGGCTTCGCAAACCGGATGGAGAGCGGCTACCTGCTGCGCGACGTCGTCAATCTGATCGACGGCATCCACTTCGACTCGTCGGAGGAAGTCCATACCCTCGGTCGCCTGTACGAGACTCTGCTGCGCGAGATGCGCGACGCTGCAGGAGACTCGGGCGAGTTCTACACGCCCCGGCCTGTCGTGCGGTTCATGGTCGAGGTGACCGATCCCAAGCTGGGCGAGACCATCCTTGACCCGGCATGCGGCACCGGGGGATTTCTGACCGAGGCATTCCTGCATCTTGAGCGCCAGGCCGATACGGTCGAGAAGCGACGCATCCTCCAGGAAGACAGCTTCTTCGGCGGCGAGGCCAAGTCGCTGCCGTTCCTGCTGTCCCAGCTCAACCTCCTGCTGCACGGCCTGCATGCCCCGCGCATCGACCCGGGCAATGCCCTTCGCTTCCGCCTCGCCGAGATCGGCGAGGATCAGCGGGTCAATGTCATCCTGACCAATCCGCCATTCGGCGGCGAGGAGGAGGCAGGCATCCTCAACAACTTCCCCGAGGACCGGCGCACGGCCGAAACGGCGCTGCTGTTCCTGCAACTGATCATGCGGCGGCTGAAGCGCGCCGGGCGCGGGCGGGCCGCGGTCGTCGTTCCGCACGGCACGCTGTTCGGCGATGGCATCTCGGCGCGGATCAAGGCGGACCTGCTCGAGAAGTTCAACCTGCACACGGTGGTCCGGCTGCGTGAAGGGGTGTTCGCGCCCTACACGGACATCCCGGCAAACCTGATCTTCTTCGACACGACCGGACCGACGAAGGACATCTGGTACTACGAGATGCCGCTACCGGAGGGCCGCAAGAAGTACTCGAAAACCGCGCCCATGGCCTATGAGGAATTCGCGGACTGCCTCGCCTGGTGGAAGACGCGCGTGCCGAACGAGCGCGCGTGGAAAGTCTCCGCCGGTGATCTGATCCAGCGCGACGCTCAGGATCGCGTTGTCGCCTGCAACCTGGACATCAAGAACCCGCATTCCGGCGCGATCGCCGATCATCGCGCGCCGGCCGAGATCGTGGACGCGATCATCGCGCAGGAACAGCGGATCATCGGCATCATGGACGAGATCAAGGCCGTGCTGGCGGAGCGCGTGTGATGAACTGGCCACTTGTTGAAATCAGAGAGTTTGCAAAACAAATTGACCGCTCTGAAAAAGTAAGCCCTGTTCAGAGCTATACACTGCTTGGAATGCGCTCCAAAATTGGCGGTCCATTTGCCCGTGAAGTAAGGCGCGGTACAGAAACATCCGCATCAAAATTGTCTAGGGTGGCGAAAGGCGATTTTGTCTACAGTCGATTGTTCGCTTGGCAAGGTTCGTTCGGTGTAATCCCAAGTGAACTCGACGGTTCATACGTTTCAAATGAATTTCCACTCTTCGAGATAGATTCGAGCAAGGTGGATTCAAGATTCCTTGTGTATTGGTTCGGACTTCCGGAGACTCAAAAGCTGGTTGAGAAAAAGTGTCATGGATCAACACCCGGCACACGCAATCGCTACAAGGAAACCAATTTCCTTGCACTTCGCGTTCCCCTTCCGTCGCTTGACGAACAGGGCCGCGTCGTCGAAAAGCTCGACAGGGTCGCGGCACTGGTGGACGAACGCCGCAACGCCATTGAGGCTGCCGAGCGCGAGACCAATGCACTGCTGCTCAAAGCCTTCCAGCGCGCCATCGATGGCGCCCCCCTGCGCCCCATGGCCGAGGTCGCGCCGCTGGTGCGGAGACCGGTCGAGATCGATCTCGACGCTGCCTATCCGGAACTCGGCGTCCGTTCGTTCGGCCGCGGCACTTTCCACAAACCTGATCTGCTGGGCGCGGACCTGAGCTGGCAAAAGCTCTTCCTTGTTCAGCAAGGCGACCTCGTGTTCAGCAACATCAAGGCTTGGGAAGGGGCGTTCGCGGTGGCTGGTCCCGATGACCATGGGCGGGTTGGCTCGCACCGCTACCTGACATGCGTTCCCACTCAGGGGCTCGCGACAGCCGAGTTCATCTGGTTCTACCTCCAGACCTCTGAAGGTCTCGGCAAGGTCCAATCCGCATCGCCCGGAAGTGCCGACAGGAACCGCACTCTGGGGCAAGGAGCGCTGGAGGCAATCACCGTTCCGACGCCACCGATCGGCCGCCAGGAATGGTTTGACCGTCTGCATGCGAAGGCCCGCGAGGCCCGCGGCATCCGCGCCAGCACTGCTAAGGACGTGGAGGCTCTTATTCCGGCCATGCTACACGAGATCTTCGACGGTCGGGCGAAGGCCGCATGA